AACTTTAACAATCTCAGGCTCTTTTGATGCAACTGTTGATGGTTACCTTTCTGGAATACTTGGAGCAGAGGGATCTTTTGAGTTTTATCCTATTGGAACAACTGGAGGAAATCCTAAAGCATCAGGGGAAGCAATAATGACTTCTTATGATAGAACACCTGATATTGGTGGGGCTGTTACTTTTACAGCTGCTTTTCAAGTTTCTGGAGATGTAACTGAGGGAACTGCTTAAAATAAACCTTAAGTAATTCACAACAGAAAAGAGGTTATCATGAAGAGGCTTAAACTAGATGATATATCTAATGCTCCTGCACTTCCTACTAAAGAAATAGAGATTTCTGAATGGGATGCAACAGTCATTGTTACAGGCTTAACTAAAGCTGATGCAGTTGAGATTAATAAATTATCAGAGGTTGATGGTGTCAGAGATGAGGTACTCTTTGAAAAGCATCTACTGCTTAAAGGATTAAAAGATCCTAAGTTTGAAACATTAGATCAAGTAGAAGAGTTTTACTCTAAAGCTACACCAACAATAGTTGATAAAGTCCTAGTAGGGATTTACAGGTGCATGGCTTGGACTAAGGAGGATCAGGCTAATATAGCTGATCAGTTTCCAGAATAATACAGAACTAGCTTTTGAATTTAGATTAGCTTTAGATTTAGGAATGACTGTTGATACTCTTAGAAAAAGTATGAGTGTTGAGGAATTTGAGTCTTGGAAGTTATACTACATAGATAAGAATAAAAAAGAGCAGAAAGCCTTAACAGAGGCTAGAGCAAAATCTAAATTGAGGAGATAAAAGATGGCAAGAGCCAGCTTAGAAATGTTTTTGAAACTCATTGGAGTGGATAAAGCAGGTAGACAACTTAATAAATTTGAAAAAGATATTAAGGGTTTAGATAATTCTGTTAACAAATCTGGAAAGGCTAATGCACAGTTTGCTGCAGGTATGTCTGGACTTAGTAAAACAGCTATTGTAGGCTCATCATTATTAGCAGTTAAAGCATTAGGAGATTTTTCAATTTCTGCAATTCAAGCTGCATCATCAGCACAAGAAGCTGCAGGAGCTTTTGGAACTACTTTTGGAAATGCTTCTGAAAAGCTAAATAATCAATTAAAACAAAATGCTAACCTTTTTGGGTTAACAACATCAGAGGCACAACAACTTATCTCAGTATTTGGCTCAGTAGCACAGGGTATTGGATTTACTCAAGAGGAATCAGCAGACTTATCATCACAACTTTTTAATTTAGCAGGGGATATTGCCAGCTTTAACAACATCACTTCTGGATCAGCTCCTGTACTTCAAGCATTTAGATCTGCATTGGTTGGAGAAAATGAAGCACTTAAGACCTATGGAATTGCCATATCATTGGCTGAGGTACAAACTAAGGCTTTTGAACAAACAGGAAAAACAAGTGCTGATGCATTAACAAGACAAGAAAAAGCATTAGCAACAACAGCTCTAATATTTGAAAAATCATCAGTTCAGCAGGGTAATGCTGCAAGAGAAGCCTCTGGATTTGCTGCTCAGATGTTGATAGCTAGATCTGCTACTACTGAATTACAAGAGGAAATAGGGGAAGAGTTACTTCCTGCTGCAGCTGATTTATTAGGTGTTTTTAATTCATTAAGAGAAACTGCAACACCTGATTTGATAACAAAGTTTGGAAATTTAGGATTAACAATACAGGGAACAGTTGAAGCTTTTGAAAGAGGCAAAGATTCTTTTGATGGTTTTATGGATTTCTTTAGACCAGATGACTATGAAGAGTTTAACAAAGAATTAAGAGAAACAAACAGAATATATACAGATGGCATACTTGGTTTAAGAGGTTTAGGTAAAGAAAGAAGAGCTGATAAGGAACAAACAGCAGAACTTGTTAAGCAATTATCTAACTATGCTCATAATACAGAGATAGTTAACAAAGAATTAAGAGGCTATAGGCAAGTAACAGGAATCTTGATTCCTCAAAACAAAAAATTTGCTAAATCAATAAGTAAAGATATATTACCTGTTGCAGAAAAACTAGCTAAAGTTTTAGGTTTAACTAATACAGAAATAAAAGATTTAACTAATCTGCAAGAGGATAGAGATGATGCACAAACAGATCTCAATAGAGCCTTAGAGGAAGAGGGATTACTTACTGCACAAGAGGCTTTAAGGAAAAAAGAATTACAACAACAGATAGCAGAGCTAACATTCTTTCAAAAACAAGGCAAAAATGTAACTGAGGAATTAGCTGTAGCACAAGAGGAATTAAGATTAGTTGAACTTGCTTTAGGTAGAGAGTCAGATCAATTAGTAGATGCTAGAAAAAGAGCTATAGATGCACAAGAAGCATTAGATGATGCTACTAATAAAGGCTCAAGTGCTATGGATATACAGCTTCAAGCTGCACAAAACTTACAAGAGGCATTAGATTTATTCTCAACAGATGATTTTCAAGCACAGATGCTAGAGGCAGCTGATGTTTTAAATATTAGTTGGGCAGAAGCTATTAATGGTGCTTTAAATAAATACAGAGAGTTCTTGCAACAGGTTGAGGGTAAAACTTTAGTACAAAAAGTAGATGAACAATTAGCAGAGATAAACTTGCCTGGAGGGTTTAAGCCATCTCCTTTAGCTAATGCCTCAGTTACTAATGTTCCATCATTACCTACTCAAGATTTTACTGCAGCTCCTAGTTCAGTGGGTGGAGGAAAAACAGGAACTATTGAAGTTAACTTAAATCTTACTGATGCTATTGGAGAGGTAATCCAAAGAGAGAATATAAAAATTCAAGAAAGAGGAAATACCTTTGTTCTGGAATAAATTATGTCAGTAGCTTTTGATTCTAATGTTGATTTAACTGTAGAGATTGGCTTTGCATCTAATCCTTATGATACAACTTATACTTATACAGATGTTTCTGATTATGTATTAAGACTAGATATTAAAAGAGGTAGACAACAAGCACTAAGTGAAATAGGTACAGGAACTTGTACTGTAGTCTTTGATAATCAAGATAGGAGATTTGATCCAACAAATACTTCATCTCCTTATTCTCCTAATGTTATTCCTAATAAGCCAATAAGAATATCAGCTACTTATGATGCAACTACTTACAGGCTCTTTGAGGGCTTTATAGAGCAGTTTCCACAACAGTTTGTGGCTTCTGGTAACCAAAGTATTACAACTGTTACAGCATTAGATGCTTTTGCTTTATTTAATTTAGCTAGGCACACAGTTAATGAAGTACAAGAATTAAGTTCAGTTAGAATTGCAAATATTTTAGATGAGATTGGTTGGAGTTCAAGTAAAAGAGATATAGCCACAGGTGTTTTAGATGTTCAAGCAGTTACAGATGATAATAATGCTTTAACTGATTTAAGACTTACAGCAAGTTCTGAGGGTGGAGAAATCTTTATGGCTAAAGATGGAGATGTTAAGTTTAATAACAGGAGAACATTAATTTTAAATCAAACATCAGCAGGAACTTTTGGTGTAGGTGCAGGAGAAATACCTTATAATGATGTTGCTTTAAACTTTGATAATGTTCTATTAAGGAATGATTGGAGAATAACAAGAGTTGGAGGAACAGAACAAATTGCACAAGATACAGATTCTATAACTAAATATGGATCTAGAGTTGTTAAAAGAACAGGGCAATTACAGGTTTCAGATGATGATGCTTTATCAGTAGCTTTACAGTATGAATTTAAATTTGCAGAAGTTGGTATAAGAGTTGATTCAATGGTATTTTCTCCAAAATCTGATACAATTATTTGGACTCATGCTCTAGGAGCTGAACTTTTTGATAGATATTCAGTTAAAGTTCCAATGCCTAATGGAGATACTTTAGAAACTGATGTTAATATACAAAGAATAGCACATAAGATAGATGCAAAGAACAAGACTTGGACTTGGACTATTAACACATCTCCTGCTAATGAGCTTGGAGCATGGTTATTAGGATTAACAGGTAACTCAGAGTTGGGAACAACTACCAGATTGAGTTATTAAGGAGTAGAATAAAAATATGACAGCAGGAAGTTGGAAAGATTGGGCTCAGGGAGAATTAGTAACTGAGTCAGGATTTCAAGATATACAAGATTCAGTAGTTTTTATATATGCCTCAGAAGCAGCAGCTAATGCAGCTTTAACAAATAAAGTTGAGGGAACAATTTTTTATGATACTACTGCTGATGTTTTAAAAGCATGGGATGGATCTGCTTGGATTAGTGCAGAAACAGGAGATATTAGCTCAGTAATTGCAGGAACAGGATTATCTGGTGGTGGAACTTCTGGAGATGTTACATTAAATTTAAATTTAACAAATTTATCAGCAGTTGATGTTGATGTTGAATCAGATGATATAGCTTTTATAGATGCAACTGATAATAGTTCTAAAAAAACAGATATTAGGAAAATTCAAGGTGTTTCAATGTTTGATAGGTGGTATGTCAATGGAGATATTACTGGTACTAATGCTGATATAACTGCTAACTGGACACAAGTTACAGGTACTTTATTTACTTATGGTGAAGATATGTCTGAAAGTTCTGGAATATTTACTTTTCCTAGCACAGGATATTATAAAATAGGAATGTATATTTTAGTTGATAAATCAACTAGTGAAACATTAATAAGACTTAGATGTAATTATACAAATGATAATTTTTCATCACAAGGAACTTTATTAACTATTGATTTCAAAAGCCAAACAACTAATACTGAAAGAATGGTTGGCTACAATGAAAAAGTTTTTAAAGTTAGTGATACATCAACAGATAAATTAAAATTTGATACATCATCTTTTAATCCTACAACAGTAATGAAAAATAGTATTACAGAAAGTAATTTTCATTTTATTAAAGTAAGGGAATTATAAATATGGAAATAACATTAAGAACAGCTTTACAACATTTTAATCAAGGAGTTCATCAATGGTGGGCTTGGATAGATCCAGAGTTAGAAAATCCAGAAGTATATTCTAATTTAAAAATAACTAATGATGAAGCAACTATGCCAACTGAAAAAGAAATAAATGATAAAATTGCAGAATTACAAGTCATTGAAGATAGAAAACTTGCTTATGGCTCTATTGCAGATCAATTAGATATGCAATATTGGGATAGTGTTAATGGAACAACTACTTGGAAAGACCACATAGCCCAAGTTAAATCAGATAATCCAAAACCATAAATTTGTCATATAAAACAACTATCCTAGACTTATAGGAGGTTGTAATGGAATCATTAGAGCAATACTCTGAAAGACAGGGATATAAAACAGGACAATATGCTAATCACAGATTTATTCTGAAAAATCCAGATGCATTAGCTATATTTTTAAAAGTAGCTAAAGAAGCACAGGAAAAATATATTTCTGATACTGTAGCAGCTCAATATCTAGTAAAAAACTATAAGCAGTTTAATCATTTACATTACAACACTGTAAGGAGATATTTTAGAGATTATAGATCAGGAGTATATGATGAGCAATCTTGAGGAATTTGCTAAAACAGTAAAAGATAGAGATCCAAGAACATCTAAAAAGAAAATAGTTCATCCTAAAGGCTTTGAGCCATCAATATCTTATTCTGAAAAGACTAAATCTGGAGAAATAGTATCAGCTCCACAACCAACTAATAATGTTGATTGGCAAGAGCAGTTAGAGTCTTATTTTGGTGTAGATGCAGGTAATTATAGAGTTGTAGAGAATACAGCAGAAATAAGATTTTGGGATGTCAATGCAGGAATGGGGCAGATAGAAAGGCTCTATTACTTTAAAGCTAAAATTGTATCTGATGAAGTTTATATGCCTGATGAGGACTTTAAGAAGCTCTTACAGTTAGCTAGTAAGAAAAAGCCACTACCTAAACAGAAAGTAACTAAAAACACTAAAACATTCACTATTGCATTAGCAGATTTTCAGATTGGTAAGGGTGGAACAGAGGAATCTATAGAAAGATTTATGAGCTATATCCCTAAGATAAAAAAGCAGGTTAAAGAGTTACAGAAGCATGAAACTATAGATCAGGTGCTATTTGCAGGGCTTGGGGACTTAGTAGAGGGTTGTAGTGGACATTATGCCATGCAAGAGTTCCAGACTGAGTTAGATGATAGACAACAGCAAAAAGTAGCTAGGAGAATGATTTATACACTAATAAAAGAGATTATGCCTTTATTTAAAAGGGGATTAGTTGCTTTCTGTGGTGGTAATCATGGTGAAAAAAGGCAGAATGGAAAAGCCTATACAACTTTTGGGGATAATAAAGATGTTATGTTAGCTGAGGAGTTACAAGAGATATTTAAAGAAGCTCCTGCATATAAAGATATATTAGATTTTATTATCCCAGAGAATGAACTATCTTTAACTTTTGA